GAATACCATTAGCAACAGACTCACCGAGTCTACTGTTTAAACTAACGTTCTTCTCAATCTGCTCATTGAGCTTGGTCTCCATGTCATCTAGTTTTTCTACCATGCTTTCCAGCACATCATATTTGTCATCAGGGATAGTTACATAATGTTCTTCAAAGAGTGACTTCATCCCACTTAAGAAGGATTCGGTCATATCTGTTTTTAACCCTTGCTCAATTGCAAGAGCATTTTCGGTGAACCACTCATCTGCAACATACTCAAGATAGTTATCAACTCTCTCAGAAAGTGCAGTTTTCTCTTCTGCGATTCTCTCTTCGAGTGTTTCTTGGTATTTTGCTTCTAATGCTTCCTTAACTTCGGAAACTTTAGCATTTAGAGCTGTCTCGAAAACAAGCTTTGCCTTTTCTTTAAACTCTTCAGAAAGGTCTTCTCCTCCAAAGAGTGCATTAACATCTTCCTCGATGTCAACTTCTACTTCCTCAGTAGTTTCTTCTTCAGCAACTACTTCATCTGTAGTTACCTCTTCCTCTTCAATAACCTCATCGACGATTTCCTCGTCTTCCTTCATACCGCCTGGCATTGGATCAGCAGGTTTTGCACCTTTGTTAACAACATCCTTGACTTGCTTCAGTGAAGCACCAGGTGTTTTTAACTTTGCTGAATCATCATCAGTCTTGTAGTTATATGGTGTAGGGCCTCCGAGATCTTCAACGCTACCCGCTACTGATGTATCCATCGGCATTGCTGGTTTTGCGTTGGCATTCACGGCAGTCTTTGACTGTTTTGTTGAAGACGCTGCATCCATTTCTTGTAATTGTTTCTTAGCCATTGCTTTTAATTTCTCCGACTTTTTTATTTAGGTTATTGAGAACTATAATTTATTTAGAAAAGTTATAAATTAGACAGAAAATCATTGAACAGATTTAATTTCTGCTCATCTAGTTTTTTCTGGTCAACTAGAGTGTTAATCTGTTTATATGTTTTAGTTGCAAACTTCTCACGAAGTATACCACCATCCCATACCCACTCTTTTCCTTCCATAATTCCCGATACAAATGCGTCAGGAGCTGAAGGATCGGCAACGATATCAGCAGCAGTTGCTAACATGAAATCTTCACCTACTACGGCAAAACCTTCTTTAGTTTGCTGGAGTGAACCAACACCACGAGAAGATACGCCAAGTTTTACTCCTTCATCAATAAGGTTCTTTGCAATGTTACCCATTGGGGTATTCATAATTTTTGCCTTACCGATAAAGTTAGATCCACTCTCTTTTAGAGAGACGATTTTATGAGATACTCTATCAAGGTTTACAGTTGGGCCTTCTGGATGACCAAGTTCGCCAAGTGCTCTTCCTGATTGAATATGATTCTCATTGTAACGAGAAACTTCCCTACGAAGAGTCTCCATAGGATACATTCTTCCGTTACGATTTTTGATATTTCCTTGTAAGAAAACACCTTCGATATACATTGATTTCTTGCCGTTCTTTTGTTCAACAAGAAATTCAACAGATTCGATTTCTTCTCTGATTAGTTTCATTACGCACTACCTGTAGTTTGAACTTGTTGAATGTAAACAACTGACGCTGCAGTTGGATTAGGTGAAATCACTGACACCTTATTAGACATGAATAATGTAGCATTTCCTGTTGGAGTAAATGCGGTAGAAACACCAGAGGTGTTTGCCTCAACAGTAACTTTTTCTGAGAAGTCACCACCGACTCCAGCACTTCTACTTTTACCAACAACTTTTGTGTCGTTAATTAGAGTAGTATAGTTAGAGTCATTTGTAGCATCACCCTCAAAATCTAAAGTAACTCGATCACCTATGTTAAAAGGCATTTGAGTTCCTTCTGGAGCTGCAAGAGTTGTTGTTGCTCCTTTAGTAATACTGACAACTCTTTGCGACATTTTTAACATCGCTAAAGATTCTGGTTCACTTGATGGTACAATAAAATCAGTAGTAGTTGCTACTGGATCAGTTCCTATTGCAACATAGGCATCAGCACCCGAAGCTACTATTCTTAAAACATTTGATTGTACTTTAAAAGCAGTGGATGTCGTTGCTGTTCCTGTTAACGCAATCGATTGTCCTGCTCCAACGGTTCTATATGCCATTATGCTAATAGTTTCATTTAACTTTTATTTATAATTTATTGTTGATCTTCTAATTCAGCTTCAACTTCGGTTTCATCCTCAGCCTCTACTTCATCTTCAACTTCATCAACAGTTTCATCATCTAATTCTTCATCTTCAAGATCTTCATCCTCAAGATCGACATCACCAAATACTCCATTTGCAACATCAGTTTTGAAAGCATCTATTCTTTCTGCTGATTTGTTAAATAGAATCTCTTTGATCTTATCGCTAATTTGTGATGGTGACTCGTCAGTTGCCATCGCATCCATTAATTCATCCATGATTTTAATTTACTCGTATAGTATTTATACACTACAGGTAGTGCAGATTATATTTCACCACCTTTAGGTAGTTCTGGTGCTTCAGTTGCAGATCCATCTATCTCAGGTTCCATAACTGGAGCCCCTAAATCTTCACCACCAACTGGTTGACCTGTTTGTGGATCAACTGGTGCATTTGGATCTGGAATCGTACCATCTGCAATTTCTTTTTTCATCAATTCGTCTTGTTCTAATATCTCCATATCTGTTTGACGAAGTATTCTACGTCTTACATAATCCTGAGAATAATATCTTCCAACGTATGGTTCAGCAGCTGCAGCGACTGTAATTCTCTCATTAAAGAGTTCTGTTTCTTTTAATTCTGAGAAGTGATTATCATATAAAAAGTCATATTGTATGTGTTCACTCATTATTTCCCAGTCTTCTGGGGTGATAATGTTCTTCAATATAAGCTGAGTCTTCAGCATATCGTCAAACATTCTAGAAAATCTTTTTCTTAATCTACCTACAAATTTTGTGAATTTTAACTCGTCTCTTAATATTTCTGAGGATCTTCCCAAGTTGAATCCTCCCTCTCCATCCATTCTGGAAGGCGGTACGTTGAGCGACCTATATAATTTCTTTTTGAAGTACTCAATATCCGTGATTTCACCAAGGTTTTGACCTCCAGGCAAAGTAGAAATTTCAGTTCCACGGCCACCTTCCCTTCTAGGGAGCCAGAAATCTTCAAGCATTGCCATGTACTTCTTGTCATCGCGGATCTCTCCTGTGTTAGCGTCGTAAACAAGTTTGTTTCGATATCGCATCATCACATCTCTGAGATATTGCTCTGCTTTTACTTTAGGTAAATTACCTACATCTATATAGAAGATTCTTCTCTCAGGAGCTCTTGAAAGTCTGTAAATCACCAAACTATCTTCAATCATACGAAGTTGGTTGATAGATTTGATTGCTTTATGAAGATATGAAAGTGTTGATCCTTTATTTCTATCTACTAAACCAGAGGTACAATATGTAATTGCATCTCTAGCAATTTTCATACCTTGGCTTGCACCAGTTGCATTTATATTTCCTGTTGGATATTTACCACTAGCATTGTATATAAAATATTCTTCAATCTCTGGAAATTTATAATCCATTGGATCTGGTGAGTTTCCAGTGTTTATTTTTATTTGATCTTGCTTTTTACTTTTCTGTTGACGAACATAACGCATTTTTAATGCATCAACATAACGTAGTTCTTGAATACCTTCTTCTGGTTTTTTTAAATCAATTATTTTATGATAATATATTCTTCCATCTACATACCAGTTTCTATAGATTTCATGTGCCTTTTTATCAAAATCTAATAGATCGCATATATGCCTAAATTCTTTTCTAACTTTATCTTTAATACCATCACTGGCATTTAAATTATCAAGATTAATTTCTACAGGTACATCATTTGTATCTGATACAATCGCTTCATTAACAATATCTTCAATAGCACTATCAGCTTCTGGTTGAAGTGCTAGCTCACGATACCTTTTTATCAAGTCATATTCGGTTTTATAGATACCTTCAATATCTACATAAGAACCAAAAAAACCACTACTCATGTAGTGATCACTCCCATCCTCGTTATTTGGAGGAACGGGAGAGACCGCAGTAGGAGATAGTGGTTCGGAATCCTCTATAGAGAATCCAAATAATTTAGCCATAATAGAGTTACTCTATATGAATTATAGTTTCTTTCTTCTATTTAGTC